CGACATTGTTGTGGAAAAAAGCCGCCAGATCTACGAAGACATCATGGCCGAAGAAGCCGAAGAAATCGAAGAAGGCGCAGACGAAGAATTAGACGAGATGGACATGGGCGGTGACGCCAGTAATGATCTAATCGACGACGTGGAAATGGAAGAAGAGTCTGACATGAACATGGAAGCTGAAGGCGACGATGACATGGGCGACGATGACATGGGCGACGATGACATGGGCGACGATGACATGGGTGGCATGGGTGGCGATGACATGGGTGGCATGGGTGACGATGAGCCAGCTACCAAAGACGACATCATGAATTTAGAAGACAAACTGGACCAGTTGATGGCCGAGTTTGAAGACCTAATGGGCGACAACGACGACATGGGCGGTGACGGCGACATGATGGGTCCAGACGAAGGCGGCGACGCTCTTGAAATGGACGACACAGAAGAAATGGGCATGATGGAAGCTCTTGAATTAAAAGCAGCCCCAAAGCCAGTCACTTCTGAAGAAGGCAACACAAACAAAAAGTCTACAGTGGCAGCCAACTCAGGTGCACGTGGTGCAATGGCCAAGCCAGTACACACAGGTGCTGATGGCGGTGGACACCATGACTCTAGTGCTTACAAAAACACAGTCAAAGAACTTGGCGTAACACCTACACAAGATGCAGGTAAGAAGGCATTTAAGTCGGCAGCTCCTGCTCCTGTAAAAACACAGGCTGCGGGTGTGAATATTAGAAGCCCACTACCACGTAACTAAGCAATGAAGACGCTAAGAGAACAACTTACCTTTAATCAGGCCAACATCCAGGTGTTGGAGGAAGCTGATATCAGCGGAGGTAAGAATCTCTATCTTAAAGGCATTTGTATTGAAGGCAACAAGCGCAATGCAAATGAACGTGTCTATCCTTTACACGAAATATCTAAGGCAGTTAATACTATTAATCAACAGATTAAAGAAGGTAACTCCGTTTTAGGTGAAGTGGATCACCCAGATGATTTGAAGATTAACTTGGATCGTGTGTGCCACAGCGTTGAAGGCATGTGGATGGATGGAGACGCAGGATGTGGCAAACTTAAAATTTTGCCAACTCCAATGGGAGAATTGATCAAGACGTTGCTACAATCTGGTGTTAGACTAGGTGTATCAAGCCGTGGAAGCGGCAACGTTGATGACAGAACAGGACATGTAAGTGACTTTGAAATTGTCACTATAGATGTGGTTGCACAACCCAGTGCTCCGAATGCTTATCCTAAAGCAATTTACGAAGGACTCATGAACATGAAGTACGGACATAGATTGCTTGAGGTGGCTCGCGAATCTGGGCATAACAACAAAGTGCAGAGATATCTCAAAGATGAAGTCAAAAAGCTCATCAGAGATCTCAAAATATAAGGAGAACCAGGCATGTTAGATGCTATCAAACCATTGCTAGATAGTGACCTGATCACCGAGGAAACTCGCCAGGAGATTAATGAAGCTTGGGAAACCAAGCTAAATGAAGCTCGTGAACAGGCTCGTGTAGAACTCAGAGAAGAGTTTGCACAACGCTACGAGCACGACAAGTCAGTAATGGTGGAAGCCCTTGACAAAATGGTAACAGAAGGTCTCGCCGCAGAGATTCAAGCCGTGGCTGCTGAAAAGCAAGCATTGGCTGAAGATCGCGTCCGTTTCCAACGCAAGATGAACGAATCAGCAACGAAGTTTAACGGCTTCTTGGTTAGTAAACTTGCAGAAGAAATTGGCGAATTGCGTAAAGATCGTAAAATGCACACCGAAGGTCTAGCCAAGCTAGAAAACTTCATGGTGCATGCATTGGCTCGTGAGATCCAGGAGTTTGCCGCAGACAAACGTGACGTAGTGGAAACAAAAGTCCGCCTCGTTCGTGAAGCCCGCTCTAAACTCGAAGGATTGAAAGCACGTTTCGTAAAAGAAAGTGCAGACAAAATGAGTCAAGCTGTTAGCCGTCACTTGAAGGCTGAACTTACACAATTGCAAGAAGACATTAAAGTTGCTCGCGAGAACAATTTTGGTCGTCGTATCTTTGAAGCGTATGCAAGCGAATTTGGTGCTACTCACTTGAATGAGAAAGCCGAAGTCCGCAAGTTATACTCTGCATTGTCCCGCAAGGACCAGCAATTGGCGGAAGCCATCAAACTCACACAAAAGGCGAAAGTCGTTGTGGAGAGTAAAGAACGCGAACTGCGTATGATCAAAGAATCCAACGAGCGTGACAGCACGATGGAAATGTTGCTT